GATTGCGAGAATGTAAATATTATCGGGATTGCGAGAATGTAAATATTATCGGGATTGCGAGAATGTAAATATTATCGGGATTGCGAGAATGTAAATATTATCGGGATTGCGAGAATGTAAATATTATCGGGATTGCGAGAATGTAAATATTATTATTATTATGATTCAATACTAATATTTATAACTTTATACTCAATTACTTTTGTGTTAGATTTCGTTGATAACTAAAGCGATGCGTGAATCGGATGGAAAATGTGGTGGGGTATTTTCGTATTCATGGGTCTCGTCGGCGGCGTCATCATCGTTCTCGGCTTCGTCGGCTACGTCATCAGCGACCGTGGCATCCGTGGCATCGACCGTGGCATCCGTGGCATCCGTGGCATCCGTGGCATCCGTGGCATCGACCGTGGCATCGACAACGGGTTCACATACACTCATAACAACATTATCCATATTCGGCACGATATAGCTATGAAGTGGCACGTCTTGTTCGGGTAATACATCGGTTTGATACAGGCCATTCTCATCGATTTTAGATTGTTCATTCGAATCGTTACTATTGGTGATACTAATGCTCGCGCTGTGGCTGTCGGCGTCTACTTCGACTTCTTCGTATATTTCACAATCATCTCTTACGACTTCAGGGTAATAATGCTGCTGGTTCAATAAGCGCATAACCATCGTATTCATTTCATTCAGCATATTCTGTTGTGAGAGAATCAACGACCGCAGTTCTTGGTTTTCCTTGATAATCGGTTCGATCTTCATAATGGTATCCGAGAGATTGGTTTCATTCACAATCTTATCAACGATCCCTTGGACGAAATCACGACTATTGATTAAATCATTCATCACCGTATCCATCAATAAGATGGTTTCATCTTCACCGTCGTCAGCCTCATTGGCGTCATCGTCATCTTCTTCGGCGTGTTCGGCGTGTTCGGCGATGGCATTGGGTCGTTGTTTGCGATGATTGGAACTCTGTTCTGTTAGCTCATCTACACGAGAATGAATATAATTGATACGATTCGACAAGTCATTTAATACGGCATCATGTTCGCCTATCTTTTCATCGTGGCTTTTTAGAATTACAAGTGGAGGTGGTGTCACTCCGGCAGATGTAACCATACTTACAAATGGCGTAAGAACAGCAGTTGGCAAATTACCGGAGATTTTATTATGGGTTTCAGTAACCGGGGGTTCAGTCACATGGATACCGTAATTTGGATTCGGGCGAGGAATCCCTTTCTCATAAATAAACTGTGGCTCGTTCTGGATATGCTTGCGTGCTGATGGGGCTGATGGCGCTCTCGCCGCTCCTCCTGCGACATGAACAGGTGATTGATTCATTGAGGCAACCATTTCCATCTCTTGAACCATCATCAAACGCTGTTTAAGTATCTGCGATTGGACCTCGTTCTGTTTATGAAGTATCTTCACTTTTTCAGCCGGCATTGTAGACCCCTGGATCTGAATAAGTTTGGTTCTCTCTTCGATTTGATGTTTAATCATCTCGATATTCTCATACACGTTAATTGGTATTTGTGGGGGAGTATTTGCCATTTTCGCGCCACGAGGCAGTGCTTTGACAGCGGCGGATTGATTCATCATCGCCTGAATATTCTGGACACTATTCCCAGCATAATATGAACCGTTGGTGGATAACGGACCGCCGCCGCCGCCGACGCCACTGCCACTGCCAGGGATACCAGGAGAAGATGATGCGCGCCGCTTACGTGCGGCAGATAAAGCTGCGTTTCCACTCATCGAATATAAGTTATAACATGTATAAATAGATTATTTCTATATTATTTTCGCATTGTCATTTTCAGGATCGAGTGGCAGCGGTAATCCGTAATCCGAAAATCCTCCAAAATATACGAATTAATATCATCTCTCAACGTCGCTATCTCAACTTGCGGAAAAGCGAACGGCTTCAATTGTAATTGCCTGGTCCGCAAGATATCCACGTGGTCGTCATAGATATGCGCATTTCCTAAATGATATACGAATTCGTTGGCGACCAACCCGCAATGTTTCGCCAGGAGGTGCGTCAAAAAGCTATACGACGCAATATTGAACGGAACGCCTAAACCAACATCACCACTGCGCTGGTATAAAGCACATGAAAGACGATTCTGGTTATCTACATTAAACTGGCAGAGGATATGACAGGGTGGAAGTGCCATCTCGTTGAGTTGACATGGGTTCCATGCGGACATAATCAGTCTGCGCGAAAATCTCTCGACGGGGTGCTTTAGGCACCGGATAATCTCGGCGAGTTGGTCGACACCCTTCCCCCTATAATCAGCGTCACATGTAGAATATGTAGCATTAAAATGGCGCCACTGGTGGCCGTAGACGGGTCCGAGGTCGCCGTCGGCGTAGTGCGACAATCCGCGCGATTCCAGGAAATCCCGTGACGCATTATCGTCCCAAATATGGACGCCCGCATCCTGTAGCAGGCGATTGTCGGTTTTCCCCCGGATGAACCAGAGTAGTTCTTTGAGGCATGTCTTCCACGCCATTTGTTTGGTAGTGAGAATCGGGATTTGTCCCTGGTCTAATGAGAATACCATCGCAGCGCCGAATACGGAAAGTGTGGTTCCATTCCGGCCGTCATATTCGTGGTTTTGTTCGATAATATCGTGAATAAGATTTAGGTATTGATACTCCTCGTGGGGGATGATGGGTGGAGGGAGTTGGTCTTCATCGTCGGCGGCGGTGGCGGTGTCGATCGCATCGACGATATAATGAGGCGTGCTATTTATGCGGGAAAAACGGCGAAGCATTCGGACGACTCGATTCGATAATAATACAGAAAAATTTGTGTTTAATTCATTATTCGATTCCATTCGATTCCATTCCATTCCATTTCATTTCATATTATTTCATCCCGTAATTAAATCTTCACTGGTATATATATACTTATAAATCTCAATAAATGGAGGCGTTTGAAGAAACCGTCAAAGAAGGAACGAAGCGTGGCAGTTCATTTATCGACCATGTGTTTCGCTTGGACGAACAACAACAAGGCGTCTTATTAAATATCGTCCAATATACACTCGTCGGATTTGTACCCATCTTGATTATGTTATATTTGGTTCGCACCTATGTCCCTGAACCCGACGACCATAAGGCGACCTTGATGGTTTTAGTGGAAATCATCGGTCAAATCCTGTTTATGTTCGTGTTCATCTACTTTATCCATCGGTTAATCACCTATCTCCCCACGTACTCTGGATACAGATACAGCGAGTTTAACTTCACGACAACTATTTTAGGAATATTGATGATTCTGTTGAGTATTAAGACGAAGTTGGGCGAGAAGGTCCAGATTATCGTGGAACGCACGATTGAGCTCCTTGGCGGCGAGTCGAGTTATACTGGGTCTGTCGGCGGAGGCGGCGCACAGGGCCAGGGCAGTGGTGCCGTTCGCATCACCCAACCCCTATCCCAGCCTTACGCGGGAGGTATGCCCGGTGGCATGGTCGGTGGTGGAATGGCGCCTCCTAATCCCGTTCTCACTACGAGCCGTAATACCGGCACTGCGGACTACGGTCTCTCGCAGGCGAGCCAGCAGACCCAGCACTTTAACAGCACGTACGCGCAAAATGTCGGAGGTGGAATGCCCGGTGGTATGATGTCGTTTGAGCCTATGGCTGCCAATGAAGCTATTGGATCGAAGTTTTAGGCGTATATTTAGCATATTTAGAATATATCGTATAATAGAACCGAACGATATTCCATTAACCGATTTCATAAAAATAAAATATAGTATTATTTTATAACATGGTTAAATTGTCGCGTAAGGGTGTTCGTAAGAGCAATAATCGTGGTCGTTCTAGGCGATCTTTCAAGAGAGGAGGTAGTGCTTTCAAAGGTGAGAATGGAACATTTTTAAGAAAAGATACGGCGACGGGCATCGGCAAACAATCAACGTTATATAAACTTACAGTTAACGATGACGTGTATACTCTTGACTTCTCAGTGGCCGATCTTGGGTTCCTTATAGGGATTGCCACTGGTCCTAAAAAGTATACTAACACGCTTAAAGAGGCGTTTGGCGTAGTAGGTGATAATGATAATAACTCCGCCGTTATTACTGGAATGATGTTTGCGTTGTTTAATGGAGGTAATAACGAAGCTAAAAAACGAAAATTGAAAATAACTAAAGAAGAACCAAATTTTAAGATAGAATTGATGACGGATAACGATACGTTAATGAATGGCACTATCTCATCCCCACCAACAGATATTGGTACATTTTTACAAAAGTTATCTGATGATCAGTTAATTACTTATGACACCTAAACTCCCTATCTAATGATAAATATTCGTATTTATTATTAGATCAATATAATATTACACATTCCCGTAACATTATACGCAATGACTTCAATCCATTTCACACCCACCCCACCCCATTCACTTCTCTATAAACGTCTCACGTTCTATACTCTTCATAATCTTACGTTAACCAATCGGGTCATCCTTGATTGAAATTGGAATACAATATAAAGGACATAACAATTTATATTATATAAAACAATTTATATTATTAGCTCTTTATTCCTATGAGTAGCTTGAACGAATATTTCAAAATTAATAATATTGTACCCACCGAGGGTTATTCTCAACAAGTTCCTGGACAAATCGAATTCCTCAAAAGAATGGTAAGTTCTCCGTCTATAAAACGTGTTATGGAAATCGGATTCAATGGAGGACATTCTGCGGAATTGTTTCTATCATCCAATCCCGAGGTAGAACTCGTAAGCTTTGATATAGGGCATCATGATTACCTCAAACACGGTAAAGAATTTATCGATAATACGTACCCCAATCGTCATACACTAATCATTGGAAATAGTTTACAGTCCGTTCCGGATTATTCAAAAACCTCGAAACCATTTGATCTTATATTTATTGATGGAGGACACGATTACCCAATCGCATACGGGGACATTCTTAATTGTAAGAATCTCGCACATACAGATACAATTGTCATTATGGATGATACAATCAGAAATAAAAATTGGCTCAGGGGATGGAATTCTGGTCCAAATCGTGCGTGGACCGATTCTATTACTAATAAAGTTGTTGAAGAAATCGGAAATGAAGACTGCGAACCGGGTCGAGGCCATAGCTGGGGGCGTTATTTATTATAATTCATTTCATTTCATTTCATTTCATTTCATTTCATTCATTTCATTACTTCTCTATAAACGTCTCACGTTCTATATTCTTCATAATCTTACGTTCACCAATCGGGTCATCCTTGATTTCGTGAAGGACATTTCGAATCATCTTATGATGAAAATCCTGTAATTGACTATTCGTCTCCCACCCCGGGTGTAAATCCATCCACTTCTTCACCGCAAAGTATTCCTTGTTGGCGATATCCACGAACAACTGACGCATCCGCGCATTCCCTTCATCTCTCGCCCACTGGTGGTTCTCTCGGATATAAATCGTGTCCCGCTTCTGGTCCGTACAATGAATCGGACGTTTATAAAGGTCCATTTGTTTCAATCCGTCAATCATAACCTTGCTAATCCCTTCCACGAGCCCCTGATTCCGGGTATACGTCAGGTCATCCATCGTGATTTCGAGAGAATTGATAAAGTCCGATATATTGACCGCGTCTTTACATTGTTCGTTCAAGAAGAAGTTCAAATTAAACTGGTTATTATTCGTATTATTAACGATAATATTACGTTCCTTGCTTAATTCCACGATTTGCTTTTGGAGGGTTTTATTCTGGTCTAATAACTCAAATACGAGAGAATTGACGAGAGATTTCTTGCTCCGTTTTTTATCCATTGTAAGTGCGGATATCATTTTCCGGATATATTCCTTAAGTTTCTCGTTTTGCGCAGATAATAATTCGGATACAGCAGAATCAGCCGTCGCATCGGTAGTAACTGAAATTGCGCCATCGGCGTCATCCACACCGCTATCGGATTCTGATGATTCGGATACAGACGATTCGGATACAGACGATTCGGATACAGACGATTCGGATACAGACGATTCGGATTTCGAATCGTCGTCGTCGTCGTCACCGTCACCGTCGTCACCGTCACCGTCGCTATACGTATACGACGGTTTTTCAGAGATTTGGACAGATATTTCTGAATTAGGTTCAGGTTCATTAGAATATTGGAAGACACTATCTATTTTATTCGCATTTTTTTTAGATTTGAAACGGTATCGAACCATTTCGGTATTATCATCGTCGTTGTCGTCGTCGTCGTCGTTGACGTTGTCGTTCGCAATGGTGGCTGTCGACACCGGCGCAACCACCGGCGCGGTCAATGTCGCGGTTGTCTTCGTAGTCGTTGTCGTCGTTATCGTAGAAATAATAGATACAGAAAGTGTATTCAATGATGAATCTACAACCGGTTTATTCGTGGTTTGATTATGTTGAAATTGGAGACAAGTAGATGTATGTTTATAATAACTAGAACGATGAGAATAGGTTTTTTTACAAAGGCAAATATACTTTCCTTCTTTACAGGCCGGCGCCTGGGCCGGCGCCTGGGCCTGGAATTGCGAAACCTCCCCGTTCAAAACGGTCGATGGACTCGTTGCGTCTAGTTTATCGGCGAAAATATTCGGTTTAAAATCAAGTATTCCTGAGATACCGAATTCATAGTCCAAACACTTTTCGTCCATTTTTTCATCGTTCAAATTTGGTTTCATTTTCATAATATAGAAACTCACCCGTTCCTTGACCTCCATTTCATTACTACAAGAACATTCCTCCAAAATCACACACTTCCAATTCGTCCATCCGCCATTCTTCCGAATACAATCATATAATTTCGACCGATGATGCGTTGAATCCAATGTCTCACGTTTGTGCTTATATTTCCTCTGAATTATATTGGTTGTATATGATATGTATGAATCGATGAATGATACTACTGTGGCAGCAATATTATTGGGTGTTTTACAAGTAAGTTGGTAGATATAGGTTTTGGAGTAGTCAACATACTTTCGCGGCATTTTTCACCGGTTTAAATTGGATATATCGAGAGATTCTTGATATTATAGTCTATTATAGTCTATTATAGTCTATTATATACCTCTAATATTTATTCGTTGTCGGCGCACTGACTTTTCATTTCTCCCAGAGACAATGGCAACATCCGCATCGTCGGTTGGTCTAAATGTTGCCAAAATCTTATCAATAATCGAACATCATGGTCTCAAATGTGTAGTAATCCGAGGGGGTTTTTCTGTAGTAATGTAGTAATTTGTAGTAATTTGTCAAAATGCACTTTAGAGATTTTGGCAACATTTAGACCATATTCAATAACATCACCAGAAAAAAAAAAGCTATATATGGTCTTGGGGAAAAAGGGTTTTTTTGTTTTTTTCAATAAATGTCCAAATCCTGGTTTGGCCGTCCCGCTTTTAAAACGCGTTTTTTCGCGTTTAGCCTGACGAGAGCATATTTTATGATTTCCCGCATTTTTATCTCAAACACCAGCGGGATCATCGTAAGGTGTTTTCGCAAAACCACATCCGGCGCCATTTTTGGGCGGGACCGCGCCATTTTCCCGGCTTACTGACTTTTCAAAAAGCTATAAGATAATGCTATATATGCTCACGTTTTCAGTAAGGAGGTGTGGAAATGGGGGTAAAATCGTGTTTCATCGTCACAAGGGGGGGTCGATGCGCGTAGGAAACTCACATAAATAAGTATTTGTATTATGTATATTACGCTTACGCTTACGGAATGAACTACAAGGCGGCGGCGACGGCGACGGCGACGGCTCCTAAAAAAACGGTGGTTGTTGATTTGGAATATATGCGTCCATCGGTGTCTCGGTCTCGGTCTCGGTCTCGGTCTCGGTCTCGGTCTCGGTCTCGGTCTCGGTCTCGGTCTCAGTCTCGGTCTCAGTCTCGGTCCATAACGCAGTCCAGGTCCAGGTCGCATGCGCGGTCGCGTTCGCATTCCCGAACAGGCACATTAGAAGAGTACAACGATTTGAATATGGATGAATTACTAAATAGACAATATACAAATGGATTGGAGGTATCGGAGGGTAGTAACGACATCTCTGATGATGAAACCGGCACCGGCACCGGCACTGACACTGACACTGGCACCGACTCTGACTCGGGTATAGAAGACGACTATCCTTCGACGCACCCAAGTATCCAAGATACGGATTATGCGGTCAACTCCGACGATGATTTACTCCAATCGGTTTTAGATGAGCCAACATTCCCCCTGGATGTGAACGCGATATTAAACGCGATGAATAAGAGCGAAAACAGCACAATCGCCAATCTTACATTGAAGAAGATAGCCCAGCGTCGCCGAGAGATTCTCTCGTCATTGAATTTACCAACCGATAAAATGGAGGATTTTGATAGGAGATTACAATTGTACCGCGTCATCGAAGACCCGCGCGAGTTGAAACATACCCAATTATTGCGGTGGATACCGTTACGGTCACTCGAAACCAAGCCGTATCTTACACTAGGCGGGACATTGTTTTCTGTCAAGGTGAGACCAGATGACGGGCTACATCAAATCACTATACGTAATGTCAAACGCTTCGTGTTTCAAATCAAATTTGAACTAAATGTTGTATTTCAGCGATTAAGTCGCGAGGAACTCCTAATATTGCGTGCGGTAGAGTATGTGGATGACGTTTGACGCGCGACCCGACCGACCCACGCGACATACGAATATTCATATATTCATATATTCATATATTCATATATTCATATATTCATATATTCATATATTCATATATTCATATATATATAATGACGTCTACACAGCGTAAACCCAAAGTAGTTGTGTTTGATGTTGATGAAACATTCGGGCATTTCGCCCAATTCGGTATATTCTGCGCTGTCCTTGACGAATATTATAAAGCGGATATATCGTATAAACACTTCAACGATTTAGTTGAAATCTTCCCCGAGATATTCCGCCCGAATATTATACGAATACTGGATTATATTCGTAAAAAGAAGGATATTGGTGTATGTAGTAAAGTGATGATATATACAAATAATCAGGGGCCGGATAAGTGGGTTCAGCATATCCGTGATTATCTTGAAATGAAACTGCGCAATAAAGCCGCGGCGGCCGCGGCGGCGGCGGCGTCCACAGAATTGGCGATTCTCCCGCCATTATTCGACCATATTATCGGCGGGTTTAAATCTCGGAGTGCCAGTGGCAGCGGCGGCGGCGGCGACACGTCGCAGCGATACCCGGACCGAACCACCGGCGAGAAAACGGTCAGCGAATTTCTGCGATGTTCGCGTCTTCCACCTGATATTGAAATCTGTTTTCTAGATGATGTATTACACGAGCGAATGGTGGATGAAAAGGTGTACTATATTAAATTACAGGGGTATCATTCGTATATTCCAGTGGAGCATTACGTCCTCCGTTTTCTAGGCAGTAAATTATACAAAAACGTATTTGAACCGTTGAAACCGGTAACGGGGTCAATCTCACCGATGATGACGCCGCAAGTAAAGAAGCAAGTGATAACCATCGAGTTACAGAATTTAATGGTAAAGCGCGCCAACCAGGCGCAATATGAAGCGCGAAAACATCATAACAAAATGAATCCGCGCGAAATCGACGAAATCATTAGCAAGTATATATTACACCACCTTCAGCAGTTTTTCAAGGACGGGCCTCCGACTGCGCATCCACATGCGAGTGCGAATATACGCAAACGAGGAAGTAGAACCATGAAAAAAAACAGTACGCGGCAACGCAGCAGCAGCAGCAGCAATATATTTTATGTGGATAAAGCATCCGCGGTGAAGAATATGCGAAACAAGACAATCAAGAACAAATAATCGAGTGTATTTTACTGTATAAGGCGCCATTGGCTGGTGGTGGTGTGATGTATGTAGACAATCCTTTTTCCGGCGGCCACCGCAGCCGCGATAAGTTCTTCCCTTCTCCTATGTGATTCGGGCGTCCAGTGTTCCTCGTCGATATAGACGACATCATCCGAATCCGTGCCCGATGCGGCCACCGCCGTTGTGTCCGTCGTGTCCATAAATGCCCGATACATTCGACTCACCTGATAGTCCTCGTCATTCTCCAATGCTAATGCGTCCGCCGCAGCCGCAGCCGCCAATGACGCAGAAGCAGCTCTTACAGCAGCCCGGCGGTTTTCTTCACGAGCGGCAACCCAACGCTGATGACGCGCATTCCGGACATGTCGGTCCCAATTGCCCTGTGCTCCACGCCATCCGCACTGGCAACTCACAGGACGAACCGTCTCGAGTTCGTTATATGTATCCTTGAATATACGCGTTGTAATCATCCGGAGCGCACAATGAAGTATAACCGGTGATGCGTCATATCCGGCATTTCCTTCTTGCGGATTGTAGTTGACAATGAGGTCAAATACATCGTCTTCCTCGCCGCGAGATACCATATTGTGGTCGTCGGCATCGTAGATGCTTGAATTCTCGCCGCACAATTCAACGACGATGTCATCCGCCAGTTCCATCACTTCGTCGTATAATTGGTCGTCGTTGACAATATCGTCCAGAGTGAGCCAACCCTCTACTCCGCCGCCGCCGCCGCGCCGTGCGCCAAATGCGGTCCGCTTGTGTTTGTGTAATGAACCCAGTGCGTTCATCGCGCGTAAATACTCACCGTCTGTTATTTTGTCCTGGTTTTCATCGATAATCGCCATCACGATGTCCAATTGATTTTGAATGTCGGTATCGACTCTCATCGCCTCCGGCGCGGCGGCGGGTCTCGGTATTCCTTGTTCTTGTTCTTGTGCCATTGTTATTTCGATTCACATATGTTACTATATATTCAACAAAAACATTTCAATTTTTTGTTGGATTTTCGTGTTACGCGTGCGACTCTTCCTGCGCCGCCTGCGGCTTCTGCTGTTCACGTAAAAACGTCTTTACTGCGGGTAGTTTATCTACCGCGCCAGATGTATCAATATAATTATAAATCGGATGGACTACACTTGTGCTTATAGGCTGTGTTATATTTCGGTTGATCTGTTCTTTCGTGTATTTCGCCACCGCTTCAGAAACGATATGTGTAAATAATATGAAAACACACGTGGATATAATGAGTTTCCGGTCAAATTCGCTAAACTTGTTTCCACCAAGGACAGCAAATTTCGGATTCGTCCATGAGACCGTATTGAAACGAATGAATAAAATAAAGACTGCGATATATAATATCGTGTTTCGAAGCTCAGGTATATACTGGGGTAATGCGTTATAAAAGCCGAATAGAATAATCGCGTATGTCCCGTAAAAAATAAAATCGATATATTTATAATAATTCGTGTATTTCTGAAAAAACGGTGTAATCAGACTGCGAACAGCATTTATAATCATTAGTGCGATATTTTCCGCGGCGAGTTTTATTTGATTCATTAAATTCAAACGATACTATATATATTGGTATTATATTCATTTATCCGTCAAGGGCTGCTGCTGTCGCACCCTGTTCGGATACCCGGTCCGTTGCTGCTCTCGCACCCAGATCTGTCACCCGATCCGTAATATAAAAATCAAGCAGCCTCGCGCTCGGGTCAAGCACTCCATCGCAAAAAGGGTGGCGCCAGTAATACGGGATGGTTTCACCGCGTCCGTCGTATGCCGACTCGAATATCCGACGATAATAGAAACTCTCCTTATCGTAAGGGGGGTTATAAAGTGAATACAATAAGTGTCGGGGGTTATTAAAATCCGAATCGGGGATAATACGGTTGGCGTGTTCTTTGATCATTTGGATCCACGTGCGTCCATCCTGGCTACTCACTCCGTCGCTAAATGCCTCCTTTCTGCGCCACAAGACATCATCAGGCAGCAAGCCTTCACTCTCAAATGCCTTACGAAGGATGTATTTCTCCATACGCGCGCCCGTGGTGCCCGTGGTGCCCGTGGTGCCCGGACCCGCCCCGCCGTCATAAAACCGCTTGAACCGCGGCGGAATCGACATCACGTATGACAAAAATGCCTTATCCGCAAACGGCACCCGTGCCTCCAACCCCGCACCACTGATGCTCTTATCCGACCGAAGGAGGTCAAAAAACCGGACATCGCGAATCATGCGCTCATTTTCCGCCTTGAAATCCGCATCGGACGGCGCCTTCAAGAACCCGCGGTATGACCCGAAAATCTCATCGGACATATCCCCGCAGTAAATAACGACATCATCGCTCTGTTGTTGGATATATTTACTGATAAGGTAATTCCCTACCGAAGCGCGGATGGTCGTAGTACAATAACTCTCGGTCTGATAAATGGTTTCATGAATCGCGTCTAGGAAATCACGCTCGGTAAGCGCGACCTCGTGATGACACGTCCCGAGATATTCGGCGACCCGACGCGCCCAAATCAAGTCCACCGACCCGGTAAGCCCGATGCTATATGTATTCAGTACAGTATCCGGCGCGGTCTTCTTCAATTCTCGCGCAACAATCGCCGTAACCAGCGAACTATCCAGTCCACCTGACAGTAAACATCCAACGGGTCGCTCGCTCATGAGGCGTTTCTTGACAGCGGCGGTGAATAACTCGCGGATATTGCGGCATACATCGGCCTCTGCGACGTCTGCGACGTCTGCGACCTCTGCGCCGCCGCCCTCGGGCATCGACGTCACCGGATACGAATAACGCACACGAATGTTCTTTACCTGACACTCCAACATACTTTCATCGTTGGTGCGTTTCAACACCATTTTGTCCGAATCATAATAAATACTCGCATTCTCATAATACGTCTTGAATACCGCAGTGCCATCCTCACTATCCGCACCGGAATACTCCATATAACACCCCGCGGGAAACTGCGCGATGGTATCGCATAATACATGTATCGATTTCATCTCACTCGCAATACAAATCCCGTAATGGTCGGGGTTCAGTGAAACACACCCCAAGTCCGAATACTCGCCGCCGAATGCGCCATCGTGGCGGCAAACCCCGATATAGAGCGAGCGAACACCCACCGGGTCGCGCGCCACATATGTCAGGTTGCTATCGTAATCATATAATACAAAACCAAACACACCGTCCAGGCGACGCAGCGTCTCGTGAATTCCGATTTTGCGATACAAATGAATGATAATCTCGCAATCTGAACCGCTCCGATATTCGCCCTCCAATCCGAACTCCTCAATCAAACTACGAAAGTTGTAGATTTCGCCGTTACAAATCAATTGGCAGCGCTTTAGATAAAACGGTTGGTCTGCCGCAGGCTCCATTCCATTGATAGATAGACGATGAAACCCCCAGGCGCGAGTATCATCACGAAAAAACACCGATTTATCAGGTCCGCGGTGGGATGAAACGATCCATGTTTCTTGGAGTGTTTTTAGTTGGGGGAGGGCGATGCGGCTGACGGTTTCGAAATAAAAGATACCGCACATGTCTGTCGGCAGAGTGTCAACGCGATACTACGATATATAATAACACAAACGTATGTTTATATTCGATTTTACACCTCTTGTATTTACACTTCTTGTAAATTATATTTTCATATTATAAAGTACACATACACAATGGAACTTCATGTAGTCAATGGCGCATATTCAAATAATCACGACCGTTTAACCGAAATAAATACGCGGATATATGAGCGGGTTATCCCTTCAACCGCACTCCGACCCGCCTACGATGTTCGCCCGATTTCATCGAAATACGCGACGATGCCGATACTCGAGTCGCGCCCGACACCCACCGTCCCTATCGCCGCATACCAGAATTTCTCTACTGAAACCGTCTTTAATCCGGGCAACGGAAAAGCACCGTGGCGAGGATGGGCGGAGCAGGTCAATTTAGAGTCATCATTGCGAAACCAATTCTTCGCCCATCAGCGAAATGACCGCGCGGAATATGTCCCTGATTCAAGAAGCGACCTGTATAAAGTGACGATTGATTCGCGCGATAATGTCACACAACCGAATCCGTATTTGTTCGATAACGGCGCGACGAATTTCGCACCGATGAACCCGAACCCGAACGATTTAGGAAGATTGACATTCGAGAATTCAACGAGGTATCAGCTTCGCACCCTGAATTGTACACATGACGGATTCTGTACGGGAGAAGGTGGCCCGAATATCGAACCTATGACGAATTATATCCCCCAGGAACAACTGGATAAGAAACGCAAAGAAAAGGAGCAACAGAGGCAGGTATCGCATATTGCGGAAGGGTTTTCGGGGGGACGTGAGGGTAATACGTCGTCGTCGTCGACGTCGTCTGAATTCGCGACATATATACCACGCGCTAGCGCATCATCGAACGCGCGCGAGCACCTGACGATGCGCCGTCAATAAATACCGATGGAGTCGGTATAAATAATATTATACTAATTTATCACTGATTTGTGTAATATACGGTCGATGGAACCCGCAGCGACACCCGCAGCGACACCCGCAGCGACTTGGAATGAATTCGACGAATTCACGTTATCGGTGATGTCGAACCGGAATCATTATGACAAATATTTGAAAGCGAAGACCAACGCACAGACACTCGCAGATATATTTCGTAGAGAACAGACGTATTATAAGGAACGGATAATCGATATGACGAGTGATTTGTTCGACGGTGAGTGCGCAGATAATGATGTGAATGAATCGTATCACGCGTATATGAAATGCTGTATTCGGTATTTGAAATGGAAGGATGTAACGGAGATGATACAGAAGGAAAAATACGACGCTGCTGATAACAGCGGCCCCGAACGAGAGGGCGCCAGCGCCGAAGACACCGACGCGGTAAGCAACGCACGACAAGAATTAGATAAACGAATCCAGGAAGCGCCATTGTCAGCACCGGTGCGCGTCGCACACACCGAACCGGAACCCGCCGCAGCCGCCGCAGCCGCCGCCCCGCAGCCACCGAGATACATCGAAGACAAAGCATTGATTTCATTTGCGAATAAAATGTGTATTCGTAAAAAAACAATGGACGATTTTATTGTGATGAAACCAGCACCGGTAGCGTCATCAGCGAACTTACCACAAATACGCGATTATCATGATGAAATAGCGAAGCGACTGAATGAATGAGCGAAGCGGTGAGCGAAGCGTTACTGGTGAACAGACGCAATGATATTCAATGCGCTATTGAGATTATCAACCGTATACATCGCAGCCGTCGGTACACTTCCCGCACCAGCGTCCCAGTAATACACGCGGGTGGGTGTGAGAACAAACATCTTGTGTCCGGTGAGTGTTTCTTTTGAGTCGTGGCTTTTCCAGAGTTCGTCAATGTCGTAATAACACGAATCCTCGCCAAATGCGCGCTGCTTGAACTCGTTGTCGTCCATGATGACACCGACGAAATCGGCCAAAACACAGTATTCGCGCTGGTCGCAAGGAATGACTACATTCATAATGTACGAATCAGCACTCATATATGTAGTGTATCGGGTCTGAATCGTGTTGGTTGGCTCGGGCAATGATGATTCTCCTGTCGCCGCCGCCAACGCCGCCAACGCCGCCGCACCGCCCGCACCCGTCGTCGAGATGACACTGTAGACGTGATACGTCCGTGTTTCACGGTTATACATGACGTAACTGGTGTTATAATGGGAGGTCTGGGACAAATTGTAGACGCTCAATTTGTAGATATACCGCGTCACGGGACGCATCGGGTTAAGACATGACCGGGGGTGGTGAAATGACGCGGCGGCGGCGGCGGCGGCGGCGGGAATGGGTGCCTCATACACTTCGGACGCTTCAGACGCGTAGTTCATCGAGGCCAGGGCCTCGGCCGCCTCGACGGCGTCATTTTCGGAACCGAGTTCCGGTTCTGATTCCTCAGCGACAACACCCCTAACAGGGCGGCGCTTGGGTGTATATATTTTATAGCTGCGAAGGCTTGCGTCGGTATAAGATGGGGTGGCGAAACGTGCGGCGCGACGAGGCGCACGGGCGACGGGGGCGACGACGGGGGCGACGACGGGGGCGACGACGGGGGCAGAAGTACCGGAAGAGCGAGTGCGAACAACCATTGCGAACGAACGAACGAAGAACGAGAAATGAATCTGATGTATCACCCAATTGAATAGAATATAAACGATTCAATTTTTTATGACATAATAGTATAAGTTTAGCATTTCAATGGACAAAGTCATCGCCGAGGCCGATGCGAAAGACGCCGCCGACGCCAGCACCGCCAAAGATGGCGGTAAATTCAAATCCGTTAGTTGTGCGCCCAAAGATGAAACTATCAATGAAACCAAGGATTTCTCCTGTTATTCATCCAAATCTCTCGACAAGCTGAAAATACTCTGGAATAAACGGCATCCCGACCAGAAAATCCAAGACACAGACCCGCGCGCGATATGGTCAGCCCTTAAAAACAATATGAGCCGTGTATGCCACCAGGAGGCGTGCTGGTTACGCCAGAAATTCGCATCCTCCGGGATGGATGACGAGATGCTTCATCATACATTCGCACCACAAGCACCGAAAGCGTGGAAGAAGGATATCCACGAGTGGTTGTCGAGTATCGATATCGCGAACTCGCTGAAACAATACGAACACGCGGTCCCGTCGTTTCTTTTCATCGGTCCATCACCCGTCGATTTCGATGAAGTCCTCGATGACGGGCAATGCGTTTGGGATGAATTGTGTAAATTCGATATTATGAAACACGTGAAAAACGGCAAACAGAAAATCGGGATTGTATTTAATACAGACCCGCACGATAAACCGGGGGAGCACTGGGTTTCGATGTTTATCGATGTGCGCGCGAAAGTCATCTTCTTTTTTGATAGTACGGGCGATAAACCGCAGCGCCGGATTCGCACATTTATGAAGATGGTGAAAGAACAAGGCGACGCCAACGGTATTCCATTCAAGGAGTATATGAATAATGTATCACATCAGCGAAACGACTCGGAATGCGGAGTATTTGCGATATTTATGATTATTCATATGCTTCTGGGGAAGATGACTGTCCACGATTTCCTGGATAAGAAGAAGAAACTAACGGATAAATATATGCAGAGGTTCCGGCGGAAGTTTTTTAATGTGGATGAGAAAGTTCCGACGCCGAATGTGGACTTTTAGGAGGGGCGTTGGCCCGCCTACCAGCCCCCGGCCTAACGGCCGGTCGTATCAAGGATGAGGGGGGGTGTCGGATGGTCGTGTAAATACGGAGGAGGAGGGTCATTGATTACTTGATATTATAATCTGTGCGTATAGTATAACTCGTTTAGATACAAATATGGCGAACAAGACGATGCGGAAGCAGAGGACACGTCGGAGGTTGAGGCGCCGAGTGCGTAGAAATAACACGATGAAGGGTGGTATGCTTGGGTTCGGTATGTTAAAAAAACTAGCAAATAAAGCGATGCCAGATAGAGCTAACCCAATTAAAATAGAAACCTTCCGGCAAACAGGATATACATTTGCGATGGATTCATTAAATTCAAATGGAATCACTTACGATAATACACCGAGTAATGCGACATCGATTAAATCAGAATATAATACATTTTACAATAAATTATCACCCGATCATAGGAGTATTGATAACTATGAACCAAACGAAATTGGTTCAACAACTGCTAATATACTTACTTCATTAAAAAACGCAGTTGGTAGAAAAGGAGCATTCAAATCGACAGGGACTCGACCATTATTGAAACCCGATGATTTTAATGACGTATTGGATAAGATAGTTACAAATTGGATTGATAATCAAAAGCTTGGCACGACCGTATACACAAACCGTCAGTTCATTGACTTTGGTCTGTCTTATAGTAAAATGAAGGAAACCGCTCAGGGAACCAACCTATCTAATATGGGAACAACCGCGGTGGCAGGAGCTTTTGATAAATTTAAAGGGGCTGCTGGTCCAGCCATGGGTAAACTATCTGGATTCGGTTCAGTATTTAGCTAGTAATCATAACACAAATCTAATTCTCCACTCTCCATAAATTATATAAACACCCCCCGCTTATATAATTTAAACACATCCACCCCCACGCTGCCTGCCGGATGTCATCTCTCGAATCACAAGAAAACAAGCAACTTCTCTGGGGAATATTAGCCGAAGAAGGGATATTCGATACGGTCCCCGAAAGCGTAAACACCGAAGAAGTCAAGCACATATTCGAACGCATCATCCGCAATCTCTCGGCGTCTATCCCCGCCCTCCTCGCCACGCGTCTGAAAGAGTTGTATATCGCGAAAGACCGCGCGATAGCAGAAGAGGACTACGACGCCGCGAAAACAATCCGCGCATCCATCGAGCAAATCGAAGCACCATCCGCGCGGATATTGAAATTAGACCAACGAAAACAAACCGCGATTCAAGCCGAGGATTATGATTCCGCGAAACAAATCAAATCGGAAATCGACCGTATTCGTGCGGCGTCGTTTTCATTGACCGAGTTGAATAAACTTGCGATTCAATCTCTCGCAACAGGTATTCCGAAAATAACCGCGGAGATAAATGCGATAAAGGGCGGCGGCCATGGGACCAATCGCAATGACATGGGCCATGGACAGGGTCATGGACAGGGACCAGGACAAGGCCCGATGCCGCATTTCCCGTCGAGCCAGGAGATGTATAATGCGGAAGATTTCCAATCGCAGAAACGTAAAGACATCGAACTAAAAATGCGCGAGAAAGAGAATGAGATGCGGTCATTCCTAGAAGCACCGAGACCGGTTGAAATTGATTTTTCAGATAGACATAATCAGCCGCCGCCGAGATTGAAATCGGCGACCCCCGCAGTAGAATTGGTTCATTTGGATTATAATGGTGTGGCGGCGGCGGCGGCGTCTGCGTCCGTGTCTGCGAAATACGACGGCTCCGGCCCAGGCCCCGGTTCAGATTCACCGATAGGCGATGATATGGATAAACTCATCGCGGAAAGAATTGCGTCGCGTGAACGAGACTTGGCGGAAATCACGCAGCAAATCAAACGGTCGGCGGCACCAACGGCAACCGAACAAACACCGAGGCCATCGCCGTATTCGACCAATGATATTATGATTATGCGAAAACCCGCGCCCGCACCCGCACCAGAGCATAAGGTCCGATTTGATGAAAACCCGGATATTATACAAGACTCTGAACAACAAGAACCGCCACTACAGCCACCGGTCCCTGATGTGTATTCAAGGCTGAAACGTAAGAACCCAGCCTAAAAAGAACGGTGTAAATGGAAATTTTGATACAAATGTCCGGGCTACCTATCGTTTTCAAAATAGAAGATTTTTTGATACAAATGTCCGGGCTACCTATCGTTTTCAAAATAGAAGATTTTTTGATACAAATGTCCGGGCTACCTATCGATTTCAAAATAGAAGATTTTTTGATACAAATGTCCGGGCCACCTATCGATTTCAAAATAGAAGACGATTTTGATACAAATGTTGGAGCAGGCGGGCCTTACAGGCCCGGTGGCGCAAACATTTTTATCAAAGAAAGATGACGCGCGACTGCTCCCCCGCCCCCGTCCGTGGGTCAGCCGGGATAATCGTACGCCGCCCCCGTTCCACCAAATTCCCCATTTGATATAATTCCAGGTCATAAATAATATGCGTATTCGTGTCTTCCGCGTATTCTTTCCCATTCACGACCAATTTATTCAACTTCACAGTCGTCGTCTGTTTATTCAATTTCGACGTCTTGTCGTCCTCCTCCGTCGCAATATTCGGATGGTATGCGAGAGATTCCTCGCCGGCTCCCATACCGAATGAATAGCAGTTCAGGCGTTCCTTCGACCCCGCCGTCGCGTGAATCATACAATCAAACGACGACTCCTTGACCGCCGTCAAAATCTGGCGTGTAATCCGCTCCTTGATATTCGAGATTTCATAAAGCGACTGGTCGGTGCTCATCGGCGTCGTCCCATCCGTCTTGCTCTTATCATTCATCCGGATATTAAGAGATTCGTCATTTTCCGCCGCGACCTGACGTGCGGAAAACCGCATAATATAGAGAAACACATCGACGGTCCGGAGTTCCTCCGGTAAATCAATATGGCTACAAATACGCCGCGCGCGACCGATAATCTGTTCTGTGCGAACGGGATGCCAGTAAGGCTCGGTGATGTGAACATATCGGACATTACGCAAGTTAATACCTTCCGCGCCAGATGCCGTAATCATGAGGATTTTAATGACTTCACCAAACATATTGTTCGTAGTGCGAGCATTCAATTGGTCGGTAATCGTCTTCGGCACATTCTTCCACTTGCTATTGAATATATTGCGGATGATTTCCTTCTCTTCCGGGGTTTCATTGCCGGTATAAAGCGCGAAACAGGGGCGTTCTTGTTCTTCCGCCGTCATAGTGATACTCCAATCACCGCCGGAAGATTTACCGATTTTGAACTGCGAGTATCCGTTTGTTTCAAGGATGATTTTCAGGATACTGATTCCTTCTAATGTGCGGAACTGGCTGTATACAAGATGAAGTCCGACATGTTGTTTATCGAGGATATTATGAAGAATGTGGAGGAATTTGGGGCTGTATGTTGCGAGTTCATCCGGGACGAGGAAACTACCCGCGCTTACTTTCAAGTCGCGCATTGCTTTAGCAATCGACGCATTATATTGTGCTTTATGTTCGTCTTTGGCAGACTTTTTGCCTGCTGTCGCCCCCGCCGATCCCGCCGCCGCCATTGTAGCCGCCACCGCGTCTGAATGTTCGCCTGTAATCACCATCTCGCCTTCGCCGTCGTCTTCGTCTTCGTCGCCGTCACCGTTTCGTGTCGTAACCCCATCCAACATATTTTCGTCCATGACGTCGCCTTCGCCTTCGCCTTCTTCCTCCGCCGCTGCTGCGGCTGCGGCGGCGCCCTTGGGTTTGCGCCCGCGTTTCACTCCCGCTCCCGCACCGCCGCCGCCGCTACCGCGCTCCATCGCCCGCGCAATACGAGCCGCCAACATTTCCGCCGTTTCATGTGTTTCGCCCATAATCCCCGCATTAGGAACACCGCCAAGCGCCGCCGATTTATCAACTTCAGAAGCCGAAGCACCATCATCGCCCGGCAGGGGGCGGCGAATCGACGGCGGGAATACGAAATTACAAAAAGCGCGGGAAAATATACGATATGTGGATGAAACGTCGTCGTAAATACCTTCACCGCCGTCACCGCCCTTTTTGCCTCCTGCGGCCGCCGCTGCGCCCCGTTTCTTCGCCTTCTTCTTCATATCGGATTCCTGTTTGCGTTCCAGGTCGCGTACCCGCGCGTAAATCGCGAACTGATAATCGCTCATTTCAACTTCAACCAGATGAAAATTGGTTGCTGAATCATATGTCGGCAATAATTTCTCCTGGGCGCTTCGAAAATAAGATGTAAGACCCAAAATACGGCGAATAAACATATCGCGGTTCTTGAATTGGAGGGTCGCCGGGTCGATGAAATAACCATTGAACTCGTCTAATTTATCGGGGAGTGCGGTGAAGGGGGTCTGTTTGCTGGATGAAGCGGACACTACCGAAATTCCGTGTTCGCGGAGTTTCTGGACAATGGCGCGTTCAAATGCCGCATCAGAGAGAAGACCATTATCGGTGGAGGTGGTATCAATAACAGACACGACGCCCCCCGCCGCCGCCGCCGCCGCACCCGTGGCCGCCGCCGCCCCCGCCGCATTACCGTCGCCCATTGTCGCCGCCGGGTCACCACGTCGAATCACCCCGCGATACTTGGACGACACCGCGTCATAATCACGCACAAACCCAAACGGGTTTCGGGTAATCATTAGCTTTTTCGTGCGCGCATTATATTCCATATGGTCGAATGAAAGACCGATACCTCTTGCGAATGCGCCAGCGGCACCGCCTCCACCGGCCCTCGCCTTTCCGCTGCTACCCGCCGCCGCCGGTCCCGTAAGACCGAATATCGTCTTGAATGCGTCCAAACTCACCTTCGCGCTTCCGCTGTCACCGATAGTAAAGACCCAATTGTCGATATTCCCGCGCAGAATATTGAACAACACGCCAATTTCGTTCGGGTAATTAATAATAGGCGTTCCTGTCAATAAAACCACCTTCGCGTTTTGCGCGGACAACAGGAAATGGTATAAGCGATACGCCATCGATGTCGGGTTTTTCAGTTTATTCACGATACGACTCACGAAATTGTGCGCCTCGTCAATAACCACCACCGAATTATCGAAGGGGTTATGCGTATAATCATCCGTCATACTTTTCAGTTTCTCCGCACGAAGACCGTTATAATTAATAAACTCATATTTGGTATGAATCATTTCATCGATTTGCTGGTCTACACGTAAACGCTGGCTAGGTGTGAGTTCCGTCTCATAATTGCTAGGTTTGGTCACATTCACCATCCACGCCCCGCCCTTTGATGTCACAAAGGTATCATCGGGGAACATAAGTATTTGAGATAATACATGCGTGAGTTCGGAGTTGCCGCGTGACTCGATAAATTCCCAATACTGGTTCTTCTTATACATCAAGTCGCCGCACTTCGATTTCATTTCTTCGATATAATTCATGCGAAGTGATGCGGGGGTCATGACGACGATTCTCTTAAATGTTTTCAGGCCTTCTGCGATGGCGATAGAAGAGCAGGTTTTACCACTTCCCAACCCGTGGAATAAAAGGAGACCGCGGTAAGGGGAGTAAATATTGAGGTAATCACGGACGATTTTCTGATGAATGAGAAGCGCGACGGATGCGGAATCATCGCCGCCGTATAATGACTCGCATGTAATATCGCTTTCACCGGAGGTGAGTTCATCGCGGTAAGGTCGAAACAATGCGTTAATATATTGGATGAATTTGGCGCGGTTATTCATATAAAACTCGGACGCCTGGATTTGGGGGATAGGGCGTGTCGGGGGGAGTCGGGTAGCGACAATAGTATCTCCGACCTTATACGCGGATATATTCACGGTGCTGTCTTCGCGTTCTTTGATTTTCTTGACTTGGGCTTTCACTTCAACCGCAGCAGCGGAAACAGACGCGCCAGCACCGGTGCCGGTGCCAGTGCCGGTGCCTTTCGATTTTGGGCGAAACATATGCTTTTTAGGCGGTGGGCCTTCTTCTGCGGCTGCGGCTGCGGCTGCGGCTGTGGATTCCAATGCGGCGGCCTCCTCTGTCGACGGACGCATGACATCGAATTCTACCGGTTCATTCGCTTCCGCAATCGCCATCGCGGCTTTCGCTTTTGACTGTTTGCCGATTTCTTCGGAGGGTAAAACAGCCCTCGCTTTTAATTTCACAACCTCACCCGCACCAGCAGCGCCGGCACCCGCTTCTTCGCCTTCGCCTTCGCCGACCCGTACATCAGGCTGCGGTGATAATTTACTTGAAAATGAAGGAGGCAAACGTGGAATCGGAACAACGCGCGCACGTTTTGTTCGCGTCATAATGGACGCACGGTCGATATCCACGGTATGGCGGCTATCAATCATGGCTGCGCCCGAACCCGACTCGGCTGCTTCACCTCCACCACCGGCACCGGCAGCGGCAGCACCTGACTCGGCGCCTGGCTCGCCCCCCTCTACAGGCGCTTCCGGTTCAAACTCCTGGGCTCTGTCAGCCATAACGGTCTCATACCCCGGCAAATTACGCGGTTTTTTAAACATCTCCTCCGGCAATCTACGAACAATATTTATCACAAGTCCTTCTTTCGCATCTGAAACTGTGCGCGTATTTGGACGGTCTGTTAAATTCAACTGTTGTAATACATCCATTTTACTCATGTTCTATAGTAATGTAATGAATGTAATGAATGTAATGAATGTAATAGACCGTGATATATTTCTCTTATATATTTATTTATTACACTACGACGACGACGACGACGACAGAGCCCCCGTAATTAATTTAATCGCCATCTCGCATGTAGTTTGTTCAGCCTTCTTCTTGATTTTATGTGCGGCGCGTGCGAAGAAGATAAACGCCTTCCCGCCACCAGCATCGCATATACGATGAACCCCCGCAAATCCGTCGGCCAATGACTGAAACGGAATCGCGGTTTCAGGATGTTCAGCCACCTCGTGGATTTGTTGTCCTAAACATAAAAACAACCCCATTTCATACCCCGTATCCGGGTCACGCGACAATTCGATATAATCCGGCGTCGTCTTGAACTCTTTCTGGATTTTCACTTGGAGAATATTCTTGTAATTGTCGTCGTTTTTAATGAGGTTCGTCCAATCAATATGCTTCTCGAAAACCGACTCGATAAATATCTGGGCGATTTGGAATCCGGGCCCGCATGTAAACACCTTCTCAAACCATTTATCGTCGTCGTGAATCGGGACACGATTGAAATCCAGGAACAGAGCCCCCACAAACGCCTCGAACAAACACCCCAACTTCTTCAGATTGGTTCTGGTCTTCTTTTCCTCTGAATGTTTCGAAATAATGAACCACCGATGAAGACCCATTTCAAGCGCGAATTTCCCGATGGCCTCATTTTTGACGATGGCGATTTTCTTCTCGGTCATAAACCCTTCATTTTCTTTAGGAAAACGGCGGTAGAGGTAGTATTTCGTGATACATTCAAGCACGCCATCACCGACGAATTCGAGGCGTTCATTGGACTTGGTATGAAGCGGCATGGCGTCATCGGGGCGGTCGACAAACGTTATATTTTCCAGTTCGTTCAGGAGTTTAGGACGCCGGGTATACGACCGATGGACGAATGCGCGTTTGTAAAGTTCAATATTGTGGACTTGCGATGGAACCCCATATTTAGCAAGTATTTTCTCGATATCCGGTACCGTTATTTCCACATTTTCACTATTATATGGGTTGAATACGTATTTATCGTCTTCAACTCGTATAATGTCGTCGTCGTTGTATATATTTTTCCCGACACGCGAGCTCTCCCCCGCGATACCGCCGCAGCCGTCGTGACCTTCGTCTATATTTAGAAGTATATTCTCACCGTCGGAATTATTATCGGACGAATGGGATGAATCACCGACGCCACCGCTGCCACCGTTCTTACGAAGTCGAAACATTTACAGGATACTAACACTATGTATATACTATAAACGATTGTATTTAAGCGAATTTTTTATATTTGTAATATTTATAATTCGTTATTTATTATTAAAATGCCAAGTAAACGAGTAGCAATGAAAGCTTCATTAGTGAACAGCGGATGCCATTTCGGCAGTATGCCCGGTTCAGCACCCAAGATTGGTCGCGGTTCCTGGTCGTCACTGACCTACCGCCAGAACGGTATGACATGTGACTGCCTGGCAAAAATCCGTGACAAGACTTGTGCCGAGCAGTACACTTATTTGAAGGAGAAGAACCTCATCTTCAACTGTAAGCTTACGGGTGGTATCGGTCGTCAGCCATTCACCAAGAACTGCGCACCAGGCAAGGCTTAAACGCCTCCCGTCGCCGTCGCCGTGTTCCTGTCGTCGCCGATAGTATAATTATACAGCTATAAATATATAACTATAATTATATACTACAATAATGGCAAACAGCAAAATCGCGCGTAGGGTTATGTTTAGCAGCACGGGCAATACCAATGGTATCCATACCGATACAATGAACGGTGGTGGTGGCAAGAAGGGTGGCTCCATTCCGTCGGGAACAGGTCAGATGCGTAGCTTCGCAATGAGGAACACAATCAGCGAACCGGCCAAGCACAAGGACTTTGTATTTAGGTTTATCGAGAGATTGAGTCCGGCGAGGCACTCAGGACCGAAGTTATAACGAGCATCGCGAAGTTATAACGAGTATCGATGAATAATAACATAAACACAAATTGATATTATTATTTATTTACACGTCATTCGATATGCTTATAAAAATAGATTGTCGAGAGAAAGACTTGCTGGATTTGCTGCTGCCAGCCGCCGCCACCGTGTCACCAGCCACAAACCCCACCGCCGCCACCACAGCGGAACCAGACCATTATTTGATGGATCTAGGGGATGGTATGACGATTAAAGTTCCGTTTCCGAAGAAGACGCCGCCGCTGACGCC